CTCAACGACGCTATCACTGGGCCCGCCCTTAGCGCGTGTGGTCAATGGACAGACTTCCACTACTACAAGGTCCGACTTGCCAACGAGAATATTGGTGGTAATCTAGAGACAGATGCTAACGACATGGTAAAAGACGAGTCTAGCACTCTGGTTCGTGGAATGGTTGTGGCTCTTACACGTGACCCTCAGTGGACACGCAACGGGTTGTTTGATAGGGGAACTGATCTAGAGATTGGTGTGGAGCAAGGTCTTGACAACAGCGCCTTGGTAGGACTCAATGCTCTCATCATCGCACCTACTCAGTCCCTCAACACCTCTGACGTAGAGTTCATTCGCAAGGGTAACTGCAACGATAGTGACAAGCCACTATTAGGCATGTCGATATCAACCACGAAGACCACCGCCAGTGGCTATAAGATCAACGACTGCTCAGGTGGGTTCGTTCACCTGTCTATATCCATGGACCCTAACAAGAACTTCGTTAAGGTCTTCCTAAATGGAGAGCTTCTACAGGAGCAAACATACACTGAGACATTCCAGACCATCAAGGGAAGAGCAGCACAGATCCCATCCTTCGCTATCAAGCAGGAAGGTAAGAACGTCAGCTTCGCATACACTTCTGGAACCATAGACTATACCAATACGTTAGACTTCCTAGCTGGTCCAAAGCTAGGGACCTTCTTCACTCCATGGATTGTAGGTGGAGGATGGACAGACGGTATGGGATTCATGGGCGAGAGCCGTGGACATTACAGTGGTCTAAACGGATACTTAGGTAGTCTAAAGTTCTACCGTAAAGGACTGAGTGAGGAACAAGCCAAGCACAACTACGACGCACATAAGGAGTTCTTCGATAACATAGAGGTTTGATATGGTAGCAAGACGTTCACAACTGTTTGGCAGAAGTGCCACACCTAGGACCGTAGAGAAGATTGCCGACGCTACTAAGCTGGAGCGCACTGGGCTATCCGTAAAGTTCGACAACTCTCGATTCGCTAACAAGAACAAGGGTGCGGAGATGATAAGAGCACAAGTGGCGCAGATTCTCCTGACCGCTCCAGGCGAACGTGTGATGCTACCAGACTTTGGAGTTGATCTGGATGCTTACTTGTTCGAGCCTATCACTACCGATCTACTAAGAGCTATCAAGGATGAGATCCTTGAACAGGTCGCTGAGTATGCACCTAACATAGAGGTTATCGACTTTCGCACTTTAGTTTCAGAGGCCAGCAATGGCTCCAATCAAATCACCATTCGTCTAACTGTGAAAGAACGTGAAGACGATGAGCAGATACTAATAACCATTACCAAATGAGCGTCCCCTATACAACTGCTGGCTCAGACTTCATGAAGTTCGTGAAGTTCCTTGAGGATGAGAAGTCTGATCAGATCGACTTTGCCGCCACCGACTTCGACACATTGAAGCAGGCACTAGTTGATTATGTAAAGGCTGTATACCCACTAGACTACAACAACTTCGCTGAGTCTGATCTAGGTGTCATGCTTATAGAGCTTGTTGCATACATGGGCGCAGTAATGAGTATGAAGGCTGACATGTTAGCTCACGAAGGTTACTTGAAGACTGCTCGCAACCCTAACAACGTCCGCAAGCTGCTAGAGCTTATTGGTGTTCGTATGCGTGGCCCTTCCTCAGCGGCAGCATCGGTCACTCTTACCTCAGACACAATCATCACTAGCGGAACTTCAATCACGATACCTCCTTCTGAGAGGGTCATCGTAACCACCTCTCCTGTAGATGGTGAAGTAGTAAGCTACACTCTATACTCAGTTCGAGATGGTGCTATTGAGGCACCTACATCTGACGCAGAGCTACAGCTTCTATACGAAGATTCAGACAATGGAACAGGAGCTACAGATGGTAAGAACTGGAGCAACTTAGCTCTAGTAGAGGGACAGTTCGCAATTGACGAGGGGACCTTCACCGACGTAGATGTTCTAAAGAACATAACCCTAACACAGGGACCAGTTATTGATGGATCTATTCAGGTCTTCGTTTCTGGTGGTCCATCTGTAACTGGTTTCTATGACGAAGTGGAGTCCTTACTTACTGCATCCTCTTCAAGCCAGAAATTATTCTCCATGGCATACGATGACAACTTCACTGCCACGGTCTACTTCGGTGATGGTGTGGCTGGAGTTCTCCCACCAGCAGGAGCTACTTACAAGATCATGTATCGTGTGGGTGGTGGAGAGCGAGGTAACGCCAAGTCTGCATACATCAACGAGGAGATCTCAGGAGAGGGTGGAGAAGTTCTTAGCGTGGTCAACGCCACTCCCTTCACAGGTGGCGCAGACGCTGAGACAGTTCGACATGCTAAGAGGTATGGAAAGCTAGTCTTCCGACAGCAGAACCGTCTTGTGTCCAACGACGACTACACCTCCTTCGTTAATACCTACTCAAGCCCACTAGGTGTAACAGGAAAGGGAACAGCAGTTACTCGTAAAGCATTCTCCTCAGGAAACGTGATCGACATCTATATGCTAGAAAGAGCATCCAACACTCAACTACAGAAAGCATCCATCACTTTCAAGGAGTCCTTGCTACAGGCCATGGATCCCATCAAGATGATGACTGACGAAATAGTTATTGTAGATGGTCTTGTTCGCACGATGGACGTAGTCCTATCTGTATCACTAGACGAGAAGTATGAGTTAAACGAAGCAACCATTTCCAACAAGATCAAGACTGCTGTCCTTGACTACTTCAACATCGACAACCGAGAGTTTGGTGAAACCTTCTACCCTGATGACCTTGGTCGCCACGTATTCGACGTTGTCCCAGAGGCACGCCTAGCCGTGATCGACAATTACAAGGATGCTGTTCGACTCGACTTTAACGAGATTTTACAGCTAAACAACCTAACCGTGAACTTCCAGTATGTCTAAGCCCTATTACAAGCGTAACTATGTCGATGCGATAAGGAAGCTAATCCCTAGCTACTACTTCGCAGAGGATATTAAGGATCAGACACATGAGCAGGCAGATTTGTTCTCTGTCGCTATCATTGGTGATATTAACATCCTTGATAACTTCCATGACATTTACGACGTTCACGCAGTGGAGCCTATTGCCTCCCTGCTAGGATGGGATGGTCAGACTCTTACAGAGCTTCCTAACTATGTCATCAAGCAGAACGAGACTACGCTTGTAACACCAGAGCAGTTCGACCTAGAGATTCTCAAGCCTCAGGGATACAGCATTTCTGACAACCAGACTAAGGAGGAGTTTCAGAGCTTCCTAGAGACTTTCCTAGCAACCATTCGATGTGGTATTGCTGGAGTAACGCCAGAAATACAAACCACTACGCAACAGGTATATGGTGACACTAAGGAAGAGACTTATACATACTTGCTAAACTCACTAGGTATGTTCTTTGTCCTAAACCATGAGGACTTCAAGGACTACCTACCTGCTGTCCTGGCAGAGCTATGGGAAGGTAAGACTTTAGGTGTAGGTGATGCACTAGAAGTTGCTAAGAGATACATTTGGAATACTCAGCATGGATCACCTACATGGAACAACTTCTATGCCAACGGGGTATTTGCATCAGGAACAGATACTTGGACCAGTGGAACTCAAGGTCTTGAAAAGATTATAACTATAAACGGATTGTTGCACCCTACAAACTTCTCTCAGTCTGAGGATACTTGGGTTAGAGATAGTCTGGAGGCATACTACGATTCTCCTGGAGCGCAGTTCAACATCTCCTACAGCCAGCCAGACGCCCGCTTAGTGGTATCCCAACTAGGAGTAGACCCTGTAGCAGCAGCACAGATTCTCACTCAACAGAAGGAAGGCAACCTATCCAAGTTCATCAGGGCTCTTAGCTGGCTTGTATCCGACATTGACGATCAGATAGTTTCTCTTGAGACTCTACACTCAATCAACGAGTGCCCAGCCGAGCTACTACCTTACCTAGCAGACAGCATAGGGTGGACTCTATACACCAACAACTCAGACTCTCACAGAAGGCAGTTGAGAGAGTCCCTAAGACTTCTACAAGGCAAGGGAACTAAGCAAGGTCTCAAGGAACTTCTACGTGTAATCCTTCCTGCACTAGAGTTCGATTTCGACAGTAGCTACGGAGAGTTCTTCGAGAGCTACCTCCCAAACCAGCTATACTACCTCCTACGCACTGAGTCTAAGGTTCGCAGCTTCGAGACATGGAATCAGGAAGAGGCTACCCAGTTCGCAAGAGGAGAGTTCTCAACTGAAAGCACAGACCTTAACATCCGATATGTTATAGACAACATATTGCTAGATGGGTGTCATCAGTTCCCACATCTATTCACTCTCAGAGGAAAGAGGTTTACAGACTGGGATCCTTTTCAGTTCAGGTTCAAATACAGAGGTCGCACCATGGTTGTTCCTCCTTTCGAGGACGAGCGTTTCTACAAGGACTGCGATGTTACCTTTGAGTTTATCGACTGGTTGACGGATCGCGTTATTTGTCTGGGAGTCCCTGAGCAGTATGCTCTAGATTGGAAAGAGTTTATCCTAGACAACACTATCCAGGGAGAAAGACCAGGGAAGTATTACAACAACGCATGGTTAATTCTAACAAGCAGCTTAGAACTACCTCCTAACTACGCTGATGTATTCGCAGAGTTCGAGCAGGAAAAGATTGAATACATGCCAATGTGGTCTGGAAAGAGTTCACACTTCGACCTAAGTATTTCCTCAGGTAGCTTCACTGATAGCTTCTTCACCTTCGGTGCGTTCAGTAGGGAAGAGTTCTTTCAAGCTCTGAAAGCAACCAAGGACTTTATACCAGCGAAGGCAATTCAGAGGCTACACGTAGACTTAGTGGGTCAAGACTACCTATTCACCAAGGTAAACCTATGCCCTAGAGTGAACTACGAGTTCAAGGACTTCATGAGCGAGGGCGCTTTCGCTGGATACCAGCTATCGAGTCTTGACATGCGTCTTGCAGGTATCCCTATCGGGTTCCCGCGCAACCAAAATGTGGATCTTAGTGGACCTGTAGCTGCTATTGGTGGGGGTAGAAATGCCAAGCGAAGAAGAAACCTTGTAAACGCCATAAACCAGGGAGAGATGTTCGATAGGACAGGGTGGAACCAACCTACGTTCAAGAACAGTTCCGTGGATGGATACTCTGTGCTAGGTCTAAACCCAAGCACGCTAGAGTTCGCTTCCATTGACGACGATGTGTGGAGTCCTTGCGAGAGTTTAGACTCTCCTCATGTATTCAGTGGTGTGGTAACATCTTCTACCTTCCCCACCCGTGGACTTGATAGCATCAACAAGACTGAGTGCCATCACTACACCTACAGGGACGACTACTCTGAGTTTAAGACTCTTCTGTGGAAGATGGAGAGAGCTAAGGTAGAGGCCAACGCTCTACTAGAGTATACGATCAACAACTTCCTCTACCAGCGTCCATGGGTAGATGAGCTTGGCTCTCTAACCAACGAGAAGTGGGCAGAGCATGTGATGGATACTGAGACGCTATACAACGTGCCTCTAGACAAGTTCAAGATGAACCGTGGCATTTTCGGTGGTATGGCTTATCTATACGAGAACGTCTATCTTCCTATCGCAGGGGAAGGTATATCCAATTCCACCCTAGATGAGATGGAGGACGGCGGACTGTCAGTGCTGTCCCAGACCTTCGGTCCTGTATGGTATAACGCATACCTGCACACGGTAGGGAAGAACGAGAATCGTTGCAGAACCATCTTCGATGACAAAGAGAATCTTATGGTGTCCGCATCACCTGACAGGTTCCTGGTAAGTAGAGTAGAGAACATGCCTATCGGCACTAACGAGTATCGTGATGTTACTTACATAAGCGGTGTAGAGGTAACAGACTCTGTAAGCTCTACTAATAACTACATCTCTGTTTACGCTCTGTCATCAGACGATAGTCTACTGGATGAGGACTCACCTCTCCTACACAATACTCTCGTCACCATGAAAGCAAGGTCGCGTTTCCCCCGTCTGCGATATACCTTCAATTATGGTGACGAGAACCTTCTATTCCCTGAGCACCACTACAAGCTAGACATGTCCTCAGTGTTCCTTAGAGAAGGGACCTTTAGCAAGAGCGGTGGTCAGACAGGTATTTGGATCCACACTGAGCCAGAGCAGGATTACTACGGCAACTGGGTATTCTGGAACTACATGCCTAACGGTAAGTGGGAGATGCTGTCTGCCTCTGGTCTAACCAGGGACTTTGTCCGTGACAATCTATGCCACAAGGATACTCACGTAGGAGGACCATTGATAGGAACTCCTAAGAGCTGTGACACCAACAGCTTCCCTAAGCAGTCTCTACTAGCACTATCCAACGAGGACTTTAAGGTTCAAGTGCTGGACATTGACACAAAGAACCAGCCCATCAAGGTTCCTCTATTCTATTACCAAGCTCATAAACAGGTTCATCGAATGGATCAAAAGTATGTTCTAGAGGTCTTTCCATTCAACACACTTGATGAGGAGTCTTTCTGGACTTTAAATGGTGTCAAGATGTTTAGCGTTACCGCTAATAACATGACCAAGATCGGACTCGACGTATCAGCTTACGACTTCCGTTCCATCCAGAAGACTACTACGGATGCTGTGAGATTCCTATACAGTGACGGGAGTTTCGTCCCATCAGGTGTTGAGTTAGAGATTAGAGGAGATAAGGTTTATCATGGAGACCACTTACTAACTCTGGAGATGGGTGTAGCATCTAATGGTCAACTAATACTAAAGCCTTATTTGTATGAGAGCGTGAGCGCTGTAATGATAGAGGGATTTAACAACTCTGGAAACTTCATGCCAGAGAGACCTTTTGAGGGACTTTTTACACAACAGAACTTTACTAAGTTCGGGACAAATTTCCCAAATCTACGCCTTACTGGAAAGAAGCTAGGGTCTAATGTTATCTATAATGATACAGCGACGTATCAAATAACTCCTGAGCAAACCCTTACAATCCTCAGGGCATATAAGGATTTGGCTGATACTCAATATAGCAGAGAGCAGACGTTATCAGAGCTAGACTTCGAGCTATCTGGTGGAGCTAGAATGAATTACAGAACATATGCTGATGGTGCATTTGAGCCAACCAACTGGAACGTG